CTACACTTACAGTCGTGTCGCCGCTTTCGATTGTATCAGTAAAGTTGTATGTATTATACGCTTTAACATAATCTTTAACAGCTTTTACGTTTGGTATATGATCGTCATCTGTTGGCGCACTAAGTCTATCAGGTAGGTTTACGTTTGGCTGAATTACACCATTAACGTAAGGCCAAAGTTGTTCTTCGTAACTAACTGTTCCAGTTACAGTTACAACATTAGTTCCTTCACCTAATAAAACTAAATTGTCACTTCCAAATGTTCCAACAAAATTTGTAAAAACACCTATTGTTTCGTTATTCTGGTCTTTAAATGCCCACGCACCTTTATCGCCAATGATTCCACCGCTTCGAGAGTCGTACCAATTAAGGTCTTCGTCGTACAATAACTTAGCATCAGGAAAATTCCCTCTGTCTACAATTATTCCAGCTGTTTCAGTTCCATCAGGCCCTGTTGAAACTCCGTTACCACTTTCACCATTGTTAATGGTAATTGTTTTATCAGTAACAGCTAATTCCGATGTGTTAATAGTAGTTTGACTACCAACAACATTAAGATCGCCGTAAAAGTTAAACGTGCCGGTAGTTGCTGGAGACAATCCATCTCCAGCATTAAATTCTACTGTGCCACCAGGATTAACTGTGACTTTATATAGATCTACACTGTGTTCAAGTATTTTGGCGCTAGACATTTAATGCTCCTTTAGATTACTGAGAATCTACATTTGCACCGGCATCGCCTGCTGCTGGGTGGAACCCTGCTGCCCAACGAACGTTTGCTACGTTTGCTGTTCCGCCTTCATACTGAATTGTTCTATTGCGTAGTTTAGTTACTTGTACAGTTGTTGAATCTTCTAAGATTGCATCGATTCTAAATTCGCCTGCTACTAGTGCGCCGTTAGCTTTATTCACTAGTGTCATTACTTCACCAGTTGCTGCATCGCCTGCATCTGAATCAAGTCTTACTAAAAATTTATTTGTTGATCTTTGTGATACAATGTGTGCTGCTGTTGTTGCTTCTGCACCACCTGTAAAAAAGTGGCGTGTTGCTGCGATACGGCCTGTTCCAAACCCTATCAAATCTTTATTAATTGGACGTCCCATTGTTTTCTCCTTATGTTGACGTTCTAGGTCTACGCGGTGGGACCGCATAAGTCCTTATCAAGGTTCTCTATTCCTCTGACAAAAGTATTTATCCATTTTAATAAAATGGGTGTTTACTCATTTAATTCAATATCTGTTGCAAAGGATCTTCCGTTCTTTTCTACAACATAATATTTTATTCTGTCTCCGATTGCATATTCTTTGCGACCATTCTTTATAACAATGTCTCTACGAGTTTGCCCAAATTCGTCAGGTCTAACAATAGCGTTGCTTCCGGAATATTTAAATATTTGACCAGTTTTCATTATACTCTCCTATAGTATATTTACTCAATAAAAAAGGCCCCGTAGGGCCTTTTCCATTAACATTTGACTTTAACTTAGCTGAAGCTTAGGTTGCCGGTTGTTACGCCAACTTTACTTAGGTAGTCAGCTGCGTTACCTAGAGACGAAGCAGTGTTGCTTAGTTCTACATAACCGTAGCGTGTCATAAATGATACTACTGGCTCAAATGTGCCTGGATCTAGAACAACACCTGAACTCATTAGTGGGATGTATGGGCAATAGAATGCTGCTGCATCTGATTCACTAGTACCTTTGTAACCAACAAGAACGTCATCAGTTGAAGAATATGTGTTTACATAAATCTTCATTGCGTTGTTCAATGTACCAACCATTTTAGTGTTAGTTGGTGCTTCGAATGTGCCTTCTGTTGTTCTTGCAAACGCTGATGTTGTTGCCGACTGTAGAATTGTTAATACAGTTGGTGAAACAACAGCCCAGTTACCTGCGCCTCTGCGTGTACGCTGTGCAATTAAGTTTGACACTTTGTTGATTTGAACTGCAAGTGCTGCATGTTCGTCACCAACAAAAGTAGCTGTACCACTTACTGCTGCTTGGTTGTAAGTTTCTGCTGCTGAACCTGCTAGTGAGGTTAGACTTGCAATAACTTCTTGGTCGATTTCTGCAGTAATCTCTTGAGCAAGTGCTGCCATGATTTCTGCTTCTACATCGATACCGTGCTGGCTTTGAGCGTCTTGTGCCGCTTCAAATGTCCAACGTGCTGATAGCTTACGTGACTTCGCTTCAACAGTCTGTTTCAAGATCTGAATGCTTAGTCTGTTACCAGCTGCGCCTTCTAATGCGCTTGTTGCTGCTGCCCTGTCGTCTGCTGCGGCACCGGAGTAACCTTCAGCAATTTTGAATGGACTTAGAGCTTCATCACCAGCTGCTGTGTCTGTTCCGCTTGCACTATTGAAAGCATCAGCGTAACGTACACGTAGTGTATGAATTTGACCAACTGGACCAGTCATTGGCTGTACGCCGACTAGTTCGTTAGCGATAACGGTTGGCATAACACGTCTGATCACTGGAAGGATCACACGGTTTAGGGTTGCTACGTTACCAGCAGAAGTTGCACCTGCAGTTGCGGATTCTGACAAATACTTGCGAGTATTTTCAAGAGTTGTTTCCATAACTGCTTTTTTGTTGCCTGTAAGGCCTTCGACTAAGGCACCTTTTGTCTCCTGCCAGCGACCTGTTAGTAGTTCTGACATATTTATCTCCTTATAATCCGGCCAAGCGTTTGATATCAATCACATTATGTTTTGATTCGCTTGACTCGATAGAACTGTTTGTTTTATTGCCTGTAATTTCTTTGCCTTCTTTAAGTGTTGCCTTCTGCTTCGCTGGAGCTTTACTGTCAATAACTGACGGTAGATACTTGTCAAACGCTGAACGTAGTTTAGGTGTTTGAACTGATTCCAGTAAATCTGCCATGATTTCTTTCTGGGCCGTGTTAAGTGGTCCAGTAAGTTCGTTTAATACTTCTTTACGCTGATTAGACTCAACTAAACGCTTTACTTCTGCGTCTTTTGCTTCTGCAATTGCTTTAGCTTTTAGTGCTAGTTCTTTTGCTTCTACAACTTGTTGATTTTTAGTGTCTACAACTTTAAGTAATTTTTTAGTTTCTGATCTTTCATTTAGGTGTGAACCCATATATTCGTTAGCAAATGCTTCGAATATTTTACGACCAAAATCGTTTTTACGTGCTGAGTCAATATCTTCTTTCAACTGTTTGATTTCGCTGCGTAAGCCGCGGTCAACAGTTTCAGATATTGCATTTGCACTTCTTTCGATAAAGTCTTTACGGACCTTTTCGAAGTGAGCTTTGCCTTCACGTACTAGACGTACTTTTGTTTCAGCAAGATCTTTTTTGTCCTCATCAAACTCTGCAATTTCTTTAGCTAGTTGTTCGACAACAAATTCTTCAAGCACAGTGAACTTATTAGCCATTGCTTTTTGATCTTCGTGTAATTCGTTTACTTCTTTAACCAATGTTTCTGATACAAATCTTGACATAAGATTTGCATTTTCTTTCATTGCTACCGCATACTTTGCTTTTTGTTCAGCAAGTTGTTTACGGTCTTCAGCAAACTCTTTCATTTCCTCTGCTAACTTTTCGGTCATCAAAGAATCGATTGCTTCAATCATAACACCTTTATCGTGTTCATATTTTGTTGCAAACTCTTCACGAAGCTCGGAAGTAACGGCAAGACGATTTTCATCAATCTTTGTGTTCCATGCTGCTTCAATTTCTGTTTTCATTGCTTCTGAAATTGCATCGCTCTCTAATAGGGATTTAAGTGCTTCCATTAATTTCTCCTTTATTGGAGCCTGCTTATTATGTTTAATAAGCTCTCTGCAATATATTTTTGTGCCTTTGGGTCGCCTGTTACTTCTTTTGAAGTTAAAAATGCCTTATACCCGCCTCTTTCGTTCATTAAATGTTCGTAAATTGGTGTAGGATATGCACCGGGGGCGCTGGGCTGAGCCACAACGTCCACGGTGATTATTTCAAATCCGTTGACATTCCCTGTGGGATCAACGTCTCCGCTACCTCTTGATGAAACACCTAGTTTAACTCCGCATTCAAGCATTGTTTTAACTAGGTTTCCCATTGGTGTTGGTAGTATCTTTAATTTACCATAACCGTTTGCACCATCCATCCACATGTCTGTGATTAGATGACTTACACGGTCTAGGTTAATATTTAGGCCTTCT